ACGCGCATTCTATGAAGATCTATTTCTCATGTTGGCTAATACTGATCGTAGACAGATCACTGCTCGTGAAGTTGCAGAGAAGCATGAAGAGAAGCTGTTGATGTTGGGGCCTGTATTAGAACGATTGCATGATGAGCTGCTTGACCCATTGATTGATCGTACATTTAATATACTGCAAGAAGCTGGGGTTCTACCGCCACCACCTCCAGAGTTGCAAGATCGTGAGTTGAACGTCGAATATGTGTCTGTACTCGCACAGGCTCAACGAATGGTTGCTACTGGTGCACTTGAACGATTGACAGGGTTCACAGGTCAATTAGCGACAATATGGCCTGAAGCACGTCATAAGGTTGATGCATCACAAGCGGTTGATGTTTATGCCAATGCACTTGGTGTTGATCCTAGTGTTGTACGTGGTGATGATGAGGCTGAAGCGATGGCTGCTGCTGAGGCTCGAGCTGCTGCACAAGCGCAAGCGATGGCTCAAGGTCAAGTGATGGCCGATACTGCTAAAACAGTATCTGATACTGAGGTGAGTGATGAGAATGCACTCGGTACAATGATGTCGAATGCAGGGTTGATATAGTGACTGATAGTGTCGAAAAAGCGAGGGGGTTGGAAACCTTAGCAATTCAGGATATTATGAAGACAAAAGGTGGTCGTGATTTTATGTGGCGACTGCTAGAACAGTCGGGGGTTTTCATTGATGGTTTTGACAATGACCCTTATAAACATGCAAGAAGTGCAGGTAAACGATCTCAAGGTTTATGGTTACAACGTGAACTGCAAGAATCTGCAAATGGTAGTTACATGATAATGTTAAAGGAAAATAGTAATGAGTGATGAAGTAGCAGTTGCACCTGTACAAACTGACGACACAATATTAACTGGTGATGCTGACACAAGTACACCGGATGAGAATTCTAGTACACCCGTTGAAGGTAACACTGGTGACACTGGTACATCTACTGAAGGTAGCACTGATGTAGGTGGTAAGAAAACTGAAGAAAATGTTGACACAGTCCCTGAAGCCTATGCCGATTTTACGATGCCTGAAGGTGTCGAGCTTGATCAGTCTGCTCTTGATGCGTATTCACCAGTTTTCAAAGAACTGGGGTTGACACAAGAACAGGCTCAAAAGCTCGTTGATCTTCGTGCGGGAGAAATCCAGGCAGGATCAGATAGACAGGTTGAGGCGTTTAATCAGTTGAAGCAAGAATGGGTTGATCAAGTCAAGAGTGATAAAGAGATTGGGGGTGATAATTTTGAAGAAAATGTAGGCCTTGCTCGTGCTGCTCTTGATAAGCTTGGTACACCTGAACTGAAAGAACTACTGTCCGATCACGGCGTGGGAAGTCACGTTGAGATTGTACGGTTCATGAGTCGTGTTGGTCGATTGACTCAGGAAGATAGTCCTGGTAATAACCAGAACGCTGTCACACCTGAGCATTCACAACTTGATAGACTCTACCCTAAATCTGCCTAAAACATCACGAGGTGACGCATGGCTGTAATTGGTGATACTTTTGTCGATCTGATCGACGTATATAAACAACAAGATCGTAACGGTGACTTTGTCGCTGTTATTGAAATTCTGAGTGAGATGAACCCTATTTTACAAGACGCTATTGCAGTGGAATGTAACCAGGGAACTACTCACCTTCACACTGTACGTGGTGGTCTACCGTCGGTTACTTGGGGTAAGTTGTACCAAGGTGTACCGAATGATAAATCACACACCACGCAGGTTAAAGATACTACAGGCTTCGTTGAAGGTCTTAGTACAATCGACGCTCGTTTGTTGAAGTTGTCAACGAATGAAGGGGCTCTGCGTTTGAGTGAGGCGAAAGCTTATCTTGAAGCAATGAGTCAAGAAGTCGGTTCCAAAATGTTCTATGGTAATACTGCTGACGATCCTGAAGAGTTCATGGGCTTATCCCCACGATTCAATGACCGTAGTGCTGCTAATGGTAATCAGATCATTGATGCCGGTGGTACTGGTTCTGATAACACTTCAATCTGGTTTGTTACCTGGGGTGATAGTCAGTGTCAACTTCTATACCCTGAAGGTACTCAAGCAGGTGTACAGCGTGAAGACAAGGGTGAGCAACGTGTTACTGATAGTATCGATAACGCTTACTATGTGAAAGAAGAACTATTCACATGGCATGTTGGCCTTGCTGTTAAAGATTGGCGTTATGTTTCACGTGTTGCGAACATCGATGTGTCACTGATGCAATCGGGTTCTGTTGCACTGTATGACTTCCTACGCAAAGCGTATTACGCTCTGCAGAATCGTCGTGTCGCTGGTGGTAAGCTTGCCATCTACTGCAACACCGACGTGATGGAAGCTCTTGATGCACTGGCTACGAATGCAGGCGCGTCTGATAGCTTCGTTCGTTTGAAGCCAATGGAAATCCAAGGTGAAGAAGTACTGACTTACCGTGGTATTCCAATTCGTGAAACTGACTCGTTAATCAATACTGAAGCACGAGTGGTTTAATAGCTTGCGGGTCGTGAGGCTCGCATCATTTAAAAATTAAAATCAGAGGAAAATAATCATGATTTTATCAGCAAAACAATTGTTTTCAGATAACCAAGCTGTTACCGCGACTGCAGTTTCAACGAACGTCATTGACTTAGGCACACCAGGTACCCCACATGGTGCTGCAGCAGCTTTGAAGTATGATATCGGTAAGGGTACACCCATCCCGATTCTGGTACAGGTCACTGCAGATTTTGCAACATTAACCAGTTTGACCATTACTCTTGAAGTAAGTGCTGCAACAGGTATGACATCTCCTGTAGTACTGGCTGAAGAGACTATCGCAGTTGCTGACCTGGTAGCAGGTAAGCAGATGTTCAATCAAGTGTTACCTCAAGGTGCTGATCTACGCTACCTTGCTGTACGCTACACTGTGACAGGCTCCAACGCTACCGCTGGTACAATTACAGCTGGTGTCTCTATGGGTAATCAGTCGAATGTTAATGGTGCTTAATAGCTAACGACACAGGGTGACTTCGGTCACTCTGTTCTTTTTCAGTCTGGAGATTAAAAATGCCACGTTATAAAGTATTAGAACCAGGGTTCCATGATGGTCGGATGTATAAACCTAATCACGCGAAATCGGGTAGACGTGTGGTTCACACCGATAAACCACTGAAACCTGTTCCCACATGGCTTAAAGCTATGAAGGAAGAAACTGCTGCTGAGAAGAAATCTCGCATTGCAAAGCAGAAGAAAACAGCGAAAGCAGATGCTGACAAAGCTGCTGAAGATAAGTCTGATATAGATGCTGTGACATTTACTGATCAGTCACCTGGTTCATCTGTCGAAACATTGGGGTGAGACTATGTCTGAAGATATGGTTAAGATTAAGAAAGAGTCGTCACATTCTGCAGGTTTGTGTTGTAGCGATGATGGTTCTTATTACCCTTACGGGACCAGCTTACATTTTGATGATGATCTTATTGAATCGTTAGGTGTTGAATCACTGGGTGTTGGTGATCTCGTAGAAGTTCGCGGTTTCGCGGTTGTCCAAAGTAAATCAGAACGTCAAGATACTGACAGTTCTGAAAAGTCTATCGGACTACAGTTGACTAGTGTGAAACTACGTCGTGAGACATCTGATCATGCAGAACAATTATATGGTGAATCATGAGTTCTGAAGTCGAGATCTGTAATCTTGCACTTGGTGATATCCGTGCAGGTAGTATCAACTCACTTAATGAGTCAAGTATTCAAGCTCAGCAATGTAAGCTGAGATACCCTGTATTGCGTGATCAACTGTTACGTGATGTTCCGTGGCAGTTCACCCATAAGATCAAAGCGTTAGCACTATTGACTGATGAACTATTCAATTGGGCTTATGTGTATCAATACCCTGCTGATTGTATTCAAATCAATCGATTGATGTTGAACTGGGAAGAAGTCGAGTCGGGTAACAATCGATCTCGACTGCAGGGTGATCAGTTCATCAAGGTTAATCTGAAGCAACAAATCGATTATAAAATATACAATATCGACGGTAACAAAGTAATTGCATCAAACGAGTCTGATCTTCGTGCTGACTACACTGCAGAAGTCACTGACCCTAATTTATTTGACACTCAGTTTATAGTGACATTATCAAAGTTATTGGCTGCAGAGTTAGCAATACCACTGGTTGGTGTTGATAAAGGTCGTCAACTTCGTTCTGACTCATACGGTATTTATCAGAGCTATCTCAATGCTGCTATTGCTTCAAATGAGAATGAACAATACACTCAGACACCTGATAGCGAGTTTGTTAATATAAGATAAGGGGTTGCAGTGTCACATACTATTCAACGCAGTTTTACATCTGGTGAAATTGCACCGGCACTCAGATCACGTGCTGATTTGCTCAAGTATGCGACAGGGCTTGCATTGTGTGAAAACTTCATTGTACGTGCACAAGGTGGTGTGTATTCACGTCCTGGTACACGATTCGTTGATGAACAGGATGACTCATCTCAACGTGCACGATTAATACCTTTCAGCTTCAATACCGAACAGACGTATGTTCTGTTATTCGAAAACCTCAAGATGAGAGTCATCAAAGATGGAGGCTTCGTTTTAGCAGGTGGCGGTCCCTCAATATTTGAACTAGTTACACCATACACAACTGCTGATCTATCGCGACTCGCTTTCACACAGTCA